ACCAGCATTAACTATACTGGTAACTCCTTTTAATAATTGTGTGGTCATCTTGCCGGGTAGTGTTGTTATGCTGGTGATTACTCCGGTTACGATGGCTTGTGCTTTCTGTCGGGCATTATTCACCATCTTACTGAATACGGAGAGCAGGAGGCTTGATATTCTGGTTAGGATGGTGCTCCAGAAACCAGTAATCGCTCCCCATATAAGTATAATCGCTTGTTGGAGGCTTATCTGACCACTAACGAGTGATTGGAATACGCTTATCACTTGCCAAATCAGACCAATCACCAACCTTATCGGAGCAGTTATCGCATTCCAAGCAAAGCCAATAGCATCAATCAAGGCTCTCACAATGTCGAAGTTTCCACTCATGTTCACACCGAAGAAGCTTAGGACTGCATCGATTGCTGGTTGAACCGCACCAGATAAGGCGGTCCATGCATCATTCATCGCCTGTATGAAAGCTTGAACATCCGGGTTATTAATAAAAGCCTCCCATAAACGGTTAAGACCGGCACTTATAGCATCAAGCATTCCACCGACATCATCCCACCAACCGAAAGCCTTACCAACTTCATACACGATTACGATTAAGGCGGCGATTGCAGCAGCTATTGCAAGTATCGGCCATAATGCGGCATCTTCAGCTATAGCTAATCCCATGAAACTAACTGCGGCACCATCAGCAGCAGCTGCCTCAGTAGTAATACCCAATGCGGATGCCACACGAGCAATCACACCTTCACCTTCAACTGCATTAGTAATTGTTTCCATTACAGCTAAATCCTTGTATGCATCACGGAGGGCTTTCACACCAGTAGCCATCTGACCAATACCACTGAACAAATCAATTAGAGGCCCTGCAGTTACACTACCTACAGCAATAGCAATACCAAGCACTCCACCAGTTGCTTCATCTAATTTACCGATGAAATCCATAGCTCCACTAGCAGCATCAAGGAACATTTCACCCATTTGTCGCTTACCACGATCAAGCATAGCAGTAAATGTTTCGAGCTTGTTATTGTAGGTGTCTTGTTGGCTGATACCAGCCCAACCTTCCTCGTTCATCGCCTCTTGCAATGCCTTGTTCCTTTCCTCAACAGTATTTGCTTCTTTCAACTTATCAATATGACTTGAAAGAATTGGGCTTCTCTCCAATTCAGCAGTGTTACCAGTCAAGATATAATTAGTCAAGTCCTGTTGAGCCTCTGCACTTGATTTACCATAATTACTCATCGCTGCGAAATAATCCGCAGCATTAGTACCCATCCTTTTCAATTCATCCGCAGTAATGCTTGCATTCTTCGCAGCCGCTTGACTTAATAATCCACCAATCGCTACATCATCACCTGGTAGGTCTGCTACGAGGCCGTTGATGATTTTCATCTGTTTTGCAGCGCCTTCGGCTCCGATGTTCATCTTTAGAAAGGTTTCTTGTTGTTGTTGTTGTCCTGCAAGGTCTAGTGTTTCCATTAGGTTTCGTCCTAATTCTACTACTCCTTCCTTGGCTCGCATTAATCCATCAGCGATGTTTTGGAAAGCCACCTGCATAGTGGCACCAGAAGACTGGGACTTGTTACCCAAGTCCTCGACTTCACCACCAGTCTTGTTGGCTTCATCACCTAGTTTACGAACATCATCCTCGGCCTGGTCTGCACCATTGCCGAGCTCATCCATATCTTGTGTGCCTTCATCACCAACAAGGCCTAAACTATCGCCTAGGTCATCAACAGCATTCTCGACACTACGAAAGGTACTGGAAGCATTATCTGTTGCGGCTATTATGATTTGCATTTGCTCTTCCATAAATTACCTCTTTTTGAATTTTATCCCGTTCGCTTCACAAAGAGCAGTTAACTTAACATCCAAATTCTTTTTAAATAGTATGTCGTTGGTTGCTCCTATGCTAAAAAAAGTTTGCTGACATAATGTTTGCATCCAAAATGGTGGAGCCTTTATTATGCCAGCCTTGTATTGTTCGTAAAGGATTTGTCCTTCATTACTCTTTGCGAAAGTTTTTGATTATTGTTAAATCATTATCAGTCAAGTTGCTTATGCGGACTATCTCAGTGAATATTTGTTCTGGTACACCAGTTGGTAATTTTTCGATTTGTTCTGGTTTTATCTTTTCACCATCAATGCTTAAACCCCAAGCCACAGCTTTATATAATGCCTCTGATTGGTAGTGGGTGAAATCACCAGCATTAATGTCAATATCACTCATATCCGCCTTAGTCCTTTTACCATTAGCACCTACACCAACCTTCATCACGAAACCCTTCTTCTCAATGGTTTGCAATTCTGATAATTCTCCACTGGTTAATGGTCTAATCTCTATTTCTTCACCATTAACTGTGATTGTTTCGGTTGCTTCTGTGCCTAAGGTTAATTTCTGTAATAGTTCAAGGTTACTCATAAAATAATCACACCTATAAAAAAAAGAAAAAAAAGCCTCCAAAGTGATTAGTTGGAGGCGGTGAGTTCTTCCTGGTAATTCATAAGTTTTACATACATATCGGTTTCGACTTCGGTTCCACTTGCTAGTGCGACCTTGGCACTGCCCAGGCTTTCTAGTGTCATTGTCACTTCCACTGTATCTGTTCCGCTCATACTGTATTCGACATTCACGGTGCATCTTGGGAATACGATCTTGCAGTTTATGTCGGTGTCTTCGCAGTGTGCGATATTAACTTCAAGTGGCAATTGTAATAATTTACAACTGCTTGGTTCTAATGCTCCGACTTCCCCGTACTGAGCATCCAAAATTGAACGGACAGTATCACTAGTCAAAGTAGTGGTAATACTTACTTCGTTTTCTCTTTTACCAGCGACTGCTCTTTTCTGAGGATACCTGCTACCTAAACCAATGCTTGAATCCACATCATGATTGTTCTTGCCCTCGAAACTGAAAGCAGTAGATACACCATCAAGTGGCAAGTTATTCAATTTCAAGCTCACATCGTAGAACATAATGAATATTTGTTCTGCGGTTAACTCATCAGGACGGGTAAAAGTTTCGCCACTAGTTCCTATTATTCCTGCTTTTTCAGTCTTGTAAATCCAATCAGCACCAACAGTCATACTCTCATCGGATACTTCGAGTTTCATTCCATCGCATAATAAACCGTATAAGTATTTTTTGAGCATATCATAGACTGCTATTCCACGGAAACTTGGCAGTTCCTTGCCTTCGCCACCATAGAATTCATGAGTGTGAACATCGCCATTACCGGCGGTGTAAACATAATTATCCAAGTAGCCACGGAAGTACCAAGTTAGTTGTTGTAAGTCTGCATCGGCACTAGTTGAGCCGGTTGGTTTCATTATCCCTGCTCTTGCCCTTTTATTCATACGGGAACCACCGGATTTGGTTATTGGTTCGTCATTGAGTTTGAACTCGACTTCTTCGGCTTGGTTCCAGAAGTTAGGGTCAAATGAGGATTTACTGACACTAGTGTCGCCGTATGTTTCTTCTAATTCTAATCCGAATCCTCTATCTACCATGTTATCATTATTCTCCATTCATTATCTTTTTGTAACACATTTTCCAATTGATTATTATATTAACATTCAAGATGACACCAGTTACAGCTACCTTATCAGATTTGTTGGTTACATTCACATATCCTACTGGTGAGTATGTGTCTAGTGTTATGTTCCTTATGAGTCTTTGTCCTGGCAACTCTTCAGCTTGTATCTGTTGCCAATTGTTCAAGATGCTCATTATGACACGATTAGCCAAGTTTTGACTTGCAAGGTTTGATTCTTCAAGGTCTGCCTCATAAACACCACAGTCAAACTCGAATGGTACTGTTAATTCCATTGTCTGTGATAGGTCGGCTTGACGATTCGCAGTTGCTGGGTGTTGGGTAACCCAAACGATTGGCTCTTCAAGGTGTGATTCATTATAGTAGGAATTGATTATGGTTTCAACATCTTCAAGGAGTCCATTGGTAGTGTTCTCGGTTTCCAAGCAACGAGTCATAATAGTATACAACTTCTCCATACCTGTAATTATTCCAACAGTCATAACTTATCCACTCCTTTCAAGTGCCTTAGCCAAATAACCACCCATACGAGGCCTTAACTGATTAAAGCTCTTATCCACAAAATGCTTACCCTTCAAACCAGGATGGTTCACTTTCCTTACAGGGTGCTTTGCACCAGGCCACCATAACGCTGACCCACTAGTCAACTTCCTACCAGCATGATAAGTCGCTTGTCCTCTTGGGTAAATAGTGTAAGGGCGTGTTCCTTGGTCTTGATAAATAGCATAAAAAGCAGGAGACTTAATAACTCCTCTCTCATCAGACAAAGACTCAATAAACCAAGACTTCAAGAGCCCATGATCTACTGGTGAATTCATCATAAGGAACCGTGTCATATCCTGAGTAGCATCAGATACAACACTCTTCCTCACTTCTTTGCCCATAGTGTCAAGGTTGTCTAATCCTTCCTTGTGAAGCTCTAAACTTATTTGGACCATAAGTCTTCACCTGTGATTGCTAGTATGCCTATTGCATCTGGTTCGTTGGTACTGTCCTTTACGAATGGTGCAAGGTCTGCTTTGAGGTCATCTGTGAAAATATCACTGCTTAATCCTTGTATTGTCCAG